CGGCATCAACACGGGAGCCGGAGCGCAGGCCGACCTTGCGAGAGCAAGCGAGTATCAGCGTGACTTCGGCAATCTCCGTACCGCACAGGCAAATCAGATGGCGGAGGCCGAGCGGCAGATGGCGAACCTCACCGCATCGTACCAGACCAACATCCAGACCGCGCTGGCGAACAACGACTACCAGAGAGCGGCGGCTTTGCTGGACGAGTACAACAACGGCTACGAGCGCGACCTCAAGAACGCTCAGATCCTCGCGGAGTTTGGCGACTTCTCCGGGTACGCCGGTCTTTACGGCAGGGAGCAGGCGGACAATATGTTTGCTATCTGGGCATCTCAGAACCCGGACCTTGCGTATCTCTCCGGCAACATCACGAAGGACCAGCGCGACAACATCAAGGGCAAGCGCCCGATGAACGATGGTCTGGACGAGAACGGCATCCGCATCCCGACCTCCGGCGGCGGCGGTGGCAACGACGGGTACATGAGCGACCCGTGGGGCTACGGTGGTTCCGCATGGAACTGGGGCGGCGGTGGCAGTTCTGGCGGCGGCGACTCCAGCAGTGCCCCGGCCCCGGCCCCGGCACCTGCGCCTTCCGCTCCCGCACCTGTTTATACGCCTACCGCAATCGCCAGAGCCGAACACGCGTTTTACAAGTAACCAGCAGGAGGAAAGACACCAATGGGCCTTTATGATTTCTTGCAGGAATCTATTAATCAATACTCCGGCGGTGGGTCTTCCTCTTCGCCAGAACCCGCCGCTTCTGGGAATGGCGGCACCGGCAACGCTGGCGGGAAGTCTACCAATGTGTACGACTTTCTCCAGCAGTCTATTGGCGGAGGAGGCGGCACACAAGAGCCGCAGGACGCAGTTGGCCGAGCCGGGCAGACCGTTGTGGAATCGGACACGAGAGGTAGGGGCAACCGCTCCTACCTCCGTGAGGCTATGCAGGACAGGCAGAACGCGCAGAACCAGACCGTCACCTGGGACAACTTCCAGTCGAAACTCCAGCAGGCGCTTAACCAGTACAACGGATACTACGACACCTTCCAGCGAACCTTCGGTGAACGGCAGGACCTGACGGACGATGACCGCCGCAGGATGAATCTCGCCGGGACCTCCACACTGAACAACGGAGAGTTTGGCAACGGTCTGGAGGACTGGAAAACCTACGGTGAGGGGCAGGAGCGCCAGATCAAGGCGCAGACGGCAGACCTCCGCAAGTTCCTCGATGACAACGCCGACAAGCTGAACCAGGATGCCGCAAAGGAAGTCCGGGAGCAGCTTGACCTGATGGACAATTACTCCGGCCAGCTCTGGAAAGCCGCCTACAACGATGAAGGACTCCGGGCGAGAGACGCTTACAAGCGTACCGGGAACGCCTACACTGTCGCCGAGAAAGCCTACAACGAAGCGCAGGCGAAACTCAAAGATGTCATCCAGAACACGCCCTCTGACGTGGACTATGACAAGGCGGTTGAGGCGGCGCGGCAGGAAGCCAAGGCAGCGGAAGAAGCTCTGCGCCTTGCGAGAAACGCCTACGAAGAAGCAGGCGGTCTTGGACATTCCTACTCCAACGAAGACCGGGTAAGCGACACCATCAAGGGCGCTATGCAGAACTCCGCCGCGTCCTCCATTGATGCTTTCCGGGCACTGTGGGAGAAGGGTGAGGGACAGAGACTCGCAAACGACCAGCCCAGAATCGCACAGCTTGACCTTGCCGCACGGACGGCGCAGACTGAGTACTTCCGGGCAAGAGCGGCAGCTGGCGGGAACGAGGACGATCCTGCCGTCAAGGCGGCAAAGCAGAAGTACGAAGAGGCAAGAGACTTTGCCAACAGATACCAGGGCATAGTCGAGGGCGACCAGGGTCTTGCAGAGAAAGCCGCCGCGAAGGCGGATGACATTCTTTCCCGGTCTCAGCTTGACATTGCTAGAGCCAAGGAGGGCGCAAGCGGTCTGACCAAGGGGCTTGTCGATGTTGGCGTAGCCGGAACCCAGCTTGCCACGGATGCGGCCATCTCCGCTATGACCGGCATCCCGTCTATGGCAATCCTCGGTATCAGGTCTTTCGGCGGTGGTACTCAGCAGGCCAGACTCGGCGGTGGTAACATCGACCAGCAGCTTGCCTACGGTGCCGCAAATGCCGCAGTCGAAATGATGACTGAGAAGATGGCAGACGGTCTCGCCGGAGCATTCGGGAAAGGCTATGCCGATGATGTTGCGGAAGAAGTCATTGGCAAGCTTGCCCAGAGCGATGCAGGCAGAACCGCACTCCGCACCATCTACGGGATGATGGGTGAGGGCGCAGAGGAATTCGTCTCCTCCGCTATCGACCCGGCGCTCCGCTCTCTCTACAACGGCAAATCTGCCAAGGAGAACTACTCGGAAGAAGAGATTTCCGACTGGCTCTACGATGCCCTGATCGGCGCGGCTCTCGCTCTCCCCGGCGCTGGCATTTCCATGGTCAACGGTCAGAACGCTCAGAAGAACGCAGCCCTCCGCACGGCGGACAATGTGAGAATGTCCGGCCTTGGCTCCGTTGCGAATCAGACGGACGCGGCGTGGAATGTCCTCTCCGGGAGATACAGCCCGGAGCAGCAGGCGAACATCGAGCGGTACGCACGAAACCAGCTCGGCATTCAAGACCCCGCCACGCAGTACACCAGCGCCCAGCAGGCAACCCCGGAGCAGCAGGCGGCAAGGCAGACAGTCCGCACCATGCTAGAAAACGGCAGAGTGAACAACACCGCCGCAAATCAGATCCTCAACGACCCCGAACTCCGTGCGGCGGCTGAGTACCAGACCGGCCTTTCCTTTGAGGGCATGACCACCGAGGAAGCGCGGGCTGCTCTCCAGAGAGCGGCACGAAGCGGCGCTTACACCACGGCTCAGTTCAATGCCCAGACGGAGAGAGCGGCAACGGCAGACAACGCCAGAGCGCAGGCCGCTTTGGAGGAAGAGGCTGCCCGCAACAACGCCAGCAACTACGATTCGTACATCCGCGGCATCCTCCGCACTGGTGCTGACACGCAGACGGCAAATGAAATCCTCAACGACCCAACTCTGAAAGAAGTCTGGGAGCGGATGACCGGGAAGACTCTCCCCGAAAACAGGAAGTCCGCCCTCAAGATGCTCCGCGAGACCACCCGGTCGAACGTAGACATCAATGTTGACAGCGCAATTGAGCAGTACATTGCCGAGCGGAACGCACCCTCTCAGACGGCTGAAAACGCCGCTCAGACGCAAGATGTTTCTGCGGATGAAATTACACAGCCCGAGACCCAGACCGATGCCACAGGCGAAGCTCAGGAGTTAAACTCCAACCCTACGACTGAGGCAGAGACCCAGACGGCAGAAACCGCTCAGAACTCTTCGGAAGAGGCGCAGACTCCCCCGCAGGAAGTCACGGAGCAGATGCCTCCCGTCAACGAAAACGCAACGGCGAAAGAAGTGCCTGGGCAGTCCAACTCCATCAAAGGTCAGGCGGCTGCATACGGTCTTGACTACGAGGCACCGAACCACATCTCTAAGCCGGAAGTTGAGTCACTGACCAACGCCCTGAACCGTGCGTCCAGCGACATGAACGGCGAGATGCAGAAGTTGATGGGGAAGGACGCATGGACTGGCGAGGACATTGATACCGCTATGGTGATCAATGGCAAGCTGCTTGTCGATGCCATCAAGAACAACGACTTCACCGCGGTTGATGTGTGGAACAAAGTCCTTGAGCCGCACAAGTCCGAGGCGGGCCGCTCCCTCCAGGCACTCAGCAAGTGGGCACGGGGCGGCAGGGCTGTGATTGCTGATGCGAGAACCGCCCTTGCAGACTCCAACCTCTCTGACGCACAGCAGGCGAAAGTCCTGAACACGGTCATGGAGTTTGCTGACCGTTACGACACCATTGAAAACGGCGACCTTGACAGTATCCGCAAGCTGATTCTCGACATGAACAGCGAACGTGGCACTGGCACATTCATCCCCGGAGAGTTTGAAAAGCTCCTCAACAAGGAGACCGATTTCGACTATCTGAAAGAATATGCCATGCGCCAGTTGATGGCAATCCCGAATGAGTCCATCAACAAGCCCGACCTCGGCCAGCGCCTCAAGACATGGCAGAGTCTGGCACAGCTGTTCAGAATAACCACTACGCTGAGAAACGTACTTGGCAACGAGACATTCAGCATCATCGACTTTGTACCGCAGAACACTGTCGGCACTTGGGTAGACGCCCTGCTCTCCGCCGTTGACGGCACTGGACTCCGCACTGTCGGCATGTCTTCCTCCTGGCTCGACTCCAATGCGAGAAAAGCCGAAGCCAAGGCCATTGACCGCAGTATGATGGAGATTGCCGGTGATGTGTTCATGGGCGGTGAGAACGCCTACAACACACAGGGGCCGCGCACCTTCAAGATGTCCGACTCCAATGTCCTCAACCGTGTGCTTTCCAGGGCAGAGCAGTTGAGCGGTTATGCTTTGCAGACCACTGACGAAGCGGCAAGCGCCAGACAGATTGCGGCATACGAGAATATGCTGAAACGGCTGAACGGCGAAAACATGACCGATGCACAGAGGGCAGAACTGGCACAGAACATTGCCGACTACCGTCTGTTCAAGAACAAGGGCGTTGCGAGAAATCTTTCTCAGGGCGCTCACGATGTTATGAACCGGCTCGGTGTTGGCGGTCAAATCACCGAAAACGGCAAGATGCGGCGCGGCGGTTTCGGCATGGCAGAACTTCTCGGTTTCTCTTATCCCGGCGTTCCCGCCAACCTCGGCGTGAAGCCTCTTGAATATTCTCCGCTGAATGCGGCAAAGGGCATTGTCGAGATGGTGAAGTATTTCAACGGGATGAAAGCTGACGGTTCCCCGAACCTCGCGCTCCGGCAGCAGGCCGCAATGGACTTTGCCAGAGGCGTGACCGGCACTGCCATGATTGCCGCACTCTCCGCGCTCTTCCGTTCCGGGGTCTTCAAGAACTTCGATGATGAAGACGATGAAGATGTCCGGGCACAGAACCGCGCAGAGGGGAAGACCGGCACCCTGATCAACCTCTCGGCGGCGGAGCGCCTGTTCCGAGGCGAAAGCTCCCGCTGGCGCGATGGCGACCGCTATATGAACATCGCCTACCTTGAACCGCTGAACGGCCTCATGGCTATCTCCGATTACATCAGCAAGGACATGAAAGACAACGGCGTGACAGCGCAAAGCCTCGCCGGTGACTTCATGAAGGGCGAATGGAACGGTCTCCTGGATATGCCTGTCATGCAGAGTATTGCCAGCCTTGCCGATGTTATGAATACCAAGTACGATGAAGAGACCGGCGGTAGCAAAATCTTTGATGCAGCCGCAAGCATCGCAGGCAACGCCGCGACCGGCATGATTCCCGGCCTCCTGTCTCAGGGCGCAAAGGCAATGGACACCGTAGAGAGAGACACGAGCGCTGACACGGTGTTTGGGCAGACGGTCAACGCCGCGAAGAACGCCATCCCCGGACTGCGGCAAACGCTCCCGGAGAAGTATGACTCACTCGGCAATCCCGTTGCTACCCCCGGCGACACCACCTACGACCGTGTGATGAATGCGCTGTTCCGCCCCGGCACTGTTGCCAATCTCCACCAGAGCGAGGCATCCCGGATCATCTCGGACCTGATCGAGCAGACCGGCGACAAGTCCATCATGCCTGCCACCCGCGCCCCGTACAGTATCACGGTTAACGGCGAGAAGGTAGAACTCTCGGCCAATGATCGCCAGAAGTACAAGCGCGAGAACGGCGCTATGGTTTCGGACATGGTCAACGACCTCACGAAAGACCGCTCTTTCCAGAACTCCACCCCGGAGGAACAGAAGGAAGTCATCAAGAAGATTGAGTCTTATGCGATGGACAGAGCAAAAGCTGAAGCGGCGAAAGACAAAGGCTTGGACTACACCTCTGACTTCCAGACTCTTTTGGACGGCATTGAGAAGCCCGGCTCCCCGTATGATGTCCGCAAGCTGGAAGAAAAGAACGTTGGCGAGTATCTGTCCTTTAGCACCCGTCTCACCGAGGCCCAGAACAACGGCGACTATGCCGCAATCGACCGGCTTCTCTCTGACTATGGGAAGCTGGACGAGAACACCAAGAATGTCCTCGATGATAAGGGAGCAAAGGATCTGAAGAACCTCCTCGCATTCAAGGACGCAGGCTCCAGCGCTGATAGCTTCTACAAAATCAAGGACGCAATCGGGGAGGAGCAGTGGAACCTCGATGCCTCCAGCTCCCAGGGCGGTCACGTCCGGCTTGCTGGCCTCGGCTCTGCCGACATCCCGGATGCGGAGAAGGACAAGCTTGTCGAGAGCGGTGCCTTTGGGATGTCCAAGACGGCGACCAGCACCTACCAGATTCTCCGGCAGTATGGTCTTTCCCCCAAGGATGCCTCCGCATGGTTTGAAAATGCGGACTGGTTTGCTAAAAACGCGGAGACAGAGCCGAAAGCTGACGGCACTCTGAACGCCTACGAGGTTGCGGTCGGCATCAGCAAAATCCCCGGTCTTTCTAACGACCAGCGGAACGAGATGTACAATGCTTTCAAGGCAGCTATTCAGAAACCGGGCGACCCTTACGACACCTGGAAGAAGAGAAGCTACACTGTTGCCCTCGGCGTATCTACCAACTACGGCAGAACGACAGGCAAGCCCGATCCCATGAACATAGCGGGGTCAGGTGGAACCACCTCTGGGGCACCGGCGCAGAGCGGCGGCACTGGAGTCAACAGTCTTCTGGACTACATTGGCCTTGCCAAATAGCAAAAGAGAGAGGGTTTTATCCCTCTCTCTTCTTTATCTCCCGCCTGAGTATGGCTTCGGCCTGCGGCAGCAGCTTGACCCCGTAGCGTTCTGGATTCTCGACCATGGACATTGTGGCCTTTCCGAATTTCGGCCATGTCCGGGACAAGATCTCCACGATCTCCACGGAGGACAAGCTGTGCCGCTCCCGGAATCGTTTCAGATTCATTCGCTGACCCCGATGTAGTCCGATACGGTCATGCCCAGAGCGTCCGCCAGCTTTTTGAGCGTGTGCTGTTTGGGCTTGGCGTGACCGTTCTCCACTCTGTTGAGTGCGTTGACGTTGCACCCGGCTCTGGTACTCAACTCTTCCTGACCGTAGCCCCTGGTGACTCTGTTGTAGACCATGTGTGCGGCGTAGGACGGCGAGTAGCAGAACTTGAAGAAGTCCACACCGATCAGACCGGCCAGATTGACCGCCGCTTCCGGGGAGCATTTGCCGTAGACTCTGGCGTTTTTCGCTGACTGGTAGCAGACCCCGGCGGACAGGCAGTCGAAGTAGGTGCCGCCGTCCTGGAAGAACTTCTCAACGGCGTTACGGTCTACGTTCATGCCATGTCCTCCCTGATGTGGTAGCGGAGCAGCCCGTCAGGGTCTTTGACCAGACCGCCACGGCGGATCTCCTGCTTTCGCTCGTACTCCACGTCCGGGTTCAGGCCGCAGTGCCAGCACTCCATAGCGCAGTCACAGGGGCGCTCGTCATCCTCGGACATCTGCCCACGGTTACAGCCGACTCCGAATGCGGCTTTTACCAGATACTCGACCCGGCAGACGCGGCGTTTGCCGTCCACAATCGGGAGCTTGCACTTCCAGCTGCCGCCCTCGTAGCGGAGCTTAACCATAACTCCGTCAGCTCTCTTAACTCTGCCCCTGTTAGATACCATGAACCCGGGGCAAGACGGGATTGCTTTCCACTTCTCGATCACTTTCTTGCTTCCTCCTGCGCCAGAATGATGTTTTTGAGGCGGCGGTTTTCCTCCTGCACGTCCTGGAGTTTGCTCCGCGTCCACACGAGCGCCTCCTGCGTCACGCCCAGTTCGGAGCGGTGGGCTTTGACCTCATCCTCTTTCTGTTTGAGGCGGCGGCGGAGATCCTGGATTTCAAGTTCAAGCTCAGTCATGATTTACCTCCCAGCATAGCCAGCTCCTCATAGAGCTGCTTGTATTTGTTTTTCTCGTCTATTGCCCGGAGCAGCTTGGCTTTCAGCTTTGCGTTCCGGGCATTTTCACGCTCAAGGTCGAAGACCAGGCACTGTACTTCTCTTGTGAGATCGTCACAGGCTCTCTCCGCCCCGTCCAGCCTTTTGAGCAGGACGGGGTTTGCGTCAATGACGATTTTCGTAAAGGGGATTCTCATGCTGTGTCCTCCTTTTTCTTTCTCCCTCTGTTGGAGGCAGGCGGGACGAATTCCCGGTCGTACTTCCTCATGCACCCCCAGGAGCAAAAAAGGTGTTCATCCTGCGTCCCGGTTCGGTTGCTCTTGTAGATGTATCTTCTGAACACCCACTGCTCCTTGACCGGCGGGTAGAAGATCTTCCCGCATTCCGGGCAAGTACACTCGATGTATGTTTCGTGGTATTCTGTTTGTTTCCAGTCGTCCATGTCCGCCTCCTAAATATCGCCGGTCAGTGTCAGGAACAGAAGCATCAGGAACGCCCCGGCGAACATCCCAAGAAAAAACGCCGCAAAGACATCAGTCATCTTTTGCCTCCTCTGCCGGGATTATGGTGGGAGCGGCCTCCAAATCATCATGTCCAATAAGCCCCCATATTTTATCGAGTTCATCAGCATCGATCAGCCTCCCATGCGCCGGGACGAGGACGAGAGGGCAATGGTTTTCACGCTTTGTGTTGTCGATAAGTTCATGCGTAAGAACGCAGATGTACGCGCCTTGCGTTTTTCTGCCGCCATAGTTCCACTCGATGTCCGGGTCATAGCCCATCAGCGGGCAATGGCAACAGGTTACAGGCATCTCCATGCCCTTGATGCAAACTCCCATCAGCTTTCCTCCCTCTTTTCTCCCGCCGCGCAGAAGAAATCGCGCTCTCTCAAAAGTGCATCCCTGTCGCAACTGCAATAGTCTGTGCCGTTTTCAAACCAATGCTTGCACTCACCACACCGCACCACAGGCCGCACATCGGCGGCGGGGATGGATTCAATTGCTCGGGCAGCAGCCAACAGCCCGACATGATAAGGCGTTGGGTAATGGGCGGCAGCTTCTTCACGCAGTATCAGCGACGCCTTTTCTTTTTCGATGTATTCAGCCATTGTCTTCCTCCCTCGGCCTGTCATCCATTTCTGGCTTTACGATCATCATCTGCAAGCAAAACAAAAAGTTCCAGCAAGCCGCCGTGAGATGGTCTTCGTCTTCCTGACCGCACCACCACTTGGCTGCGTGACGGACGCCGGAGTCGAAGAGGGACGAGACCGGGATGCCCTTGTCAACGTTGTGCGGGCCGTACTTCAAGGCCCCGTTTTCGCAATGCTTGGACACTTCCATGATGGCGTTCCAGGGAAGCAGGTCCATTCTCCCCTTGCCGGTGTGGAGATCCCGGACGCCGATCTCTTTGCCGTTCTGGTCGTAGAACTGCGTCCGCTCACCGCTGTCTTTGATCATAATTTTCTCCTTGCGTACTCGGCCAGAAGTAGGGCTTCGGCCATATTGTCATTGTCTTTCCTGCACTTCTCCGTGGGAAGGAGTGACACCGTGGGGAAGAGCCGCTTGCAGACTGCGATGGAGCTGTTCTTGTCGCCGGTCACGCTGAACTCTTTCTTCCACTTCTGGGGGCGGATCAGTTCGTATGGGATGCCGTATGCTTGGAGAACCCCTTGAATCCAGCCGAAGTTCTGCCCGAAGTTGAACATGGACGTGACTCCCTGACCCGGCATGGCGTTGACGTGTTCCAGAGCGCAGACGCAACTGCTCTTAGACAGATTTTTGATTGTGTAGAGGTAAAGTTCCTCGTTGAAGGGCAGGACATTGACCGCACCCGATTCCATGATGTAGGCGAGTGAGCCGGACTTGCCGGGATCTATCCCAATATAGATCATACGTTTTCCTCCGGGAAATGAATTTTCGTTACGGCAATCGGGAACTCTTCGATCTCAGAAGCCCAGACTGCCTTTGCCCCGCATCTCTCAAAGACGAGCGGGAATCCGCCGATGCCGGAGAAGAGGCTAAGGTGTGTCAGCATCGTGCCCCTCCAGTGCAGGCATGGTCTTGACCCCGATCATGGCGATGGTCTTTTGCAGTGCGGGAGGGAGCTGCCTGCTTTCCGTCTCCGTCCTCGCGGTGTGTTCGTAGATCTGGCGGAACTGTGCCCGTAGCGCTTCTGGGTTCTCGGACTCGCAAATCTGCATCCAGCCGATTCTGCTTGCCGCCGTCCTGATTGCCGGTGGGAGGGAAGCCAGCGCCTCGTCCGGCCTCGCCCAGCCGTACCGTCTGACCGCCTTTGTTACTTCCGCCCACGCCTCGCCCCAGTCCGGGACTTCGCCCTCGGTGAGACTGGTGCAAAGTCCCCGGAGATCCGCGATGGTGGGGGGCCACTGCTCGGTGGAGACCCACTTCCTCAGTGCGGCGGTGAGGGTATCGGCAGGGATGTCGGACAGTTCTTGGAACCAGAGCGCCATCGCCTCCCGGTTCGGCAGAAGGTTGAAGCGTGGGTAGTAGGTCTGGAGCGCGGCAGCTATGGCGGCGAACTCGTTTTTATTCATCTGCCCACCTCCTCATCATGTCGTAGGTAGAGTCGAGATCCTGCGCGGCTCTGGTCTTCCGCCTGCCCGGATTGAACTTCTCCCATGTCAGGAGCTTCTGCTTCCAAGCCCGGACAGGTTGCCCCTTGGCGTCGACCCATCCTCCCTCTTGAAAGTACTCAAAGAACTGAACCGGGTCTACGTTGCTCCCCCTCTGAGCGACATAAGCTCTCACTTCGTCAAGGGTAGGCGGCACAAACTGTTTACGCGCACGCACGAAAGGTTTCTTTTCTCCTTCTGTTTCCCCTTCTTTTAACTCTTTCTTAGGGGTAACAGGGGGGTTAAGGGGGGAAGAGGGGGCTTCTTTCTCGTTTTCTTCCCCTTTATCTTCCTCTTTCTTTTCAGACTGATATCTATCTGATATCTGATTGATATCAGATAGATATCTGACTGATATCAGAGACCGGGCTTTCTCCACCCCGTTGACTTTGTTTTGGTATCCAGTCTGCTGTCGGTCAATGTCTTCCATGATGTCCGGCCACAGGATTTTCTCGCTGCCGCTGAACTGGGGAGCTACCCCGGAGAATGCATATTTCAGCATCCCCCGGAATAAGCGCCCAAGTTCCGCATCGGAGAGAACGTCCGCAGTCTTGATCAGGTTTTTCTTGACTTTCAGAGCGTTCATAATTACCTACTTCCTAGAAGGGTAAACCCATGTCATCGTCCGGGATGTCTCGGAACTGCTGTGCTTCCTGCTTGGCCTGCTCGACACGCTCAGGAGTCCACTCTTCCGGCTTATAGCCACGGGGAACGCCGTGAGCTTTCTCGACCACCACGGTCAAGCTGTCCTCCGGCTTCCACTCCCCGGTGCGCTTGTCCTGCTGGGACTTGTACTTGAAGTCCTTGATCTCCTTGACCCGGAACCAGTCGCCCTCCTCGATGCCGGACGGGGTGTTTTCTACCCACAGTGTGACGGTCTTGCGGTCTTTGCCGCTTCCCTTGACCTTGATCCACTCCCAAGGTCTGGAGCCGTTCATGCCGGAGCAGGTCTTGTGAGCCTGTAGCGGCTCACGGTCATTCGGTTTGATATAGATCATTCGTGCGCTTTCTCCTTTATCAGTTCGCAGATTTTGTCGTAGTCCTTCTGGAGAATCTGCTTGGTGCTGGTGTAGCCGTTTGCCGCGAGAATCTGCTTGACCTCGGCAGCGTTGAGACCAGCTTCTCCGCCGATGGCATAGAGTCTCTTGATCTGGGCGGTGGAGACGGGGGAGTCGGGCTTGTCGGTGTCCACGAGCCGCTGTGCGTTCTGCATGAAGTCCTCATTCTCCATGTCCTGAGTGAACGCATCACTCAGCCCGGAGATGGACAGGGCGGCGGCGGTCAAGGCTCTCTTCTGGGCCATTTTCAAGGTGCCGTTGGCCGCATCGTAGGGACTATTGAAGCCGTTCCGCTTCTCGGCGGTGTTGGCGCTTCCGTAGGCGGAAGTCCAGACATACTCCATGCCGTTGAAGACCTTGACCAGATCGCAGCGGACTCGGTAGAAAAAGAAGGGTTCCTTGCCGCCCTGCTCGATGGCGGATTCCACAACATAGTGCTGGAGCAGGCCGTAGCCCATGACCACTTTCTCAGCGCCAGACTTGTAGAGGCTGGGCTTTTTGGTCTTGGGGATCACGCCGAAGTCCACGTCACGCTTAAGCTTGATCTCCTGCAAGCCTCCGCAGTTGACCAGATAGTTCTTGCCCGTGGGTCTTACCAGGGCGATGGCAGCTTCCGCATTCACGGGAGCCAGTGCTTGTTCATTCATACCGTAAAAAATCCTTTCCATAGATTTCGTTTACCATGTCAAAGACCTTCCCAAGGCCAAGCCCTTTGCTGTTCCTTGACCAGATCTTTTTGGGGTTCCAGTTCTTCCACTCACCGTCCCAGACGGGAGCTGCCGGGTCATAGAATGGGTTGTCCACCCACTCTCCACCACCGATGCAGTACTCGTACTGCCGTGGGTGGGTGTAGGCAAGACGCTGGAATCTTGTCTCGCCCTTCTCAAGGTGGGCACCGAACGCACAGAAGATACAGCCGGTTCTCTGGCACCCGGAGCATTTGAGATTGCACTGGACGTTCCCAAGGACATCCACCGCCGGGCAGCTGTTGCCGTCTTCTCCGATGCTCACAATGTCACCGTAGACGCTTGCGATAGGTACGTTGTACTTGACGATGTATGCCAGGACATCCTGCTCTGTCCAGAAGCTCATTGGCTGACTCATCGGGTTCTTGCTTTCAAATGCGTTGCACCCGTGGCGAATCCACGCTTGCTTACGCACTCTGCTTTCCTCTGCTAAAGTCGCAAGGATTGGTTTGTAGCCGTGGGAGCTTTGGTACTTGTGCATCGGGGACTTTTTCATCCTGTGACAGCACTTGTGAGAGATCAGGATGGGGACATCTCTGGCAAGCGGAAGCCACTTCTCTTTGTTGAACTGGCTTTTCTCACCGAACTGTTCCTCGCCGTTGCTAAAGACACCCCCTTCGCCAGTCTCTCCATTGCCTATCCCGGCTCTTCGCTGTCTGTTGAGGTTCTCGTCTGTCGTGAGCGCACCGCAGATCTCCGCTCTCCTGCGGTTCTGCCCCCCCCGATTTCCATTCGTTTCCAATCGACTTCTCGCCCCATCGTCCTTGCAGAACGGTGCGTCTGTTCCTGGCTGTGGAGGTTTCGATGAGATTCGTTGACCGTGCATCTCTCGCCTGTGATGCGTGACCGTCCTCTCTCTCTCTCTCTCTACATTAGGAGACTGTGAACGAATCCGTCTGGCGTAGTAGATGGCCTCGGCGACTTCCTTGCCGATGATGGGGTAGCCAAACTCCGTGATGACCTGACCAAAATTCATGGATGGGGTTACGATGTCCACGTTGTCAAAGCCCTTGACAAACTTCTGGATCTCCGGGTACTCAAGGCCGGTGTTTGAGAAGACTGCCGGGATGTCAGGGTAAATCTTCCTGGCGATATGGAGCAGAACCGTGGAGTCCTTTCCGCCGGAGAAAGACACGCAGACATTGCCGTTGTAGTGTTCGTACCAGTCGATTATCCTTGCTTGTGTAATCATAATCTTGTAGTTGAGGTCCAGGGCTTGCAGCTCTTTCAGCCGCTCCGCATCGTGTACACCGTTACTCATTGACGATCTTCCAGATGAGGAGCAAGGTGTTAAACAGCGAGTAACCGCTGAATGCGTATCTTTCCTCGCTCTCGCTTGCATCAATCACCTGATACTTTCCGTCCCGTTTCAGCACCAGATTCAACCGGCGGAGCTTCGGGTCATCCGCTTTAGCGAGTAAAAGCGAATAGGCGGAGAGCTGACACGCCCAGATGATTTTCTGGAGCTTGCTGACGGAGCTGGCGGTCTTGATGTCCAGCAGGACGGGCTTGCCGTCAATCGTTCCGTAACGGTCAAGCGTTCCGGCAAACCCAAACTGGTCACTGTAGACCTTCTGCTCGACCATCTCCCAGCTGGGCTTGTAGTCTCTCAGAAATCTCATGTAGGCGATGACATAACCGCCAAGCTCCGGCTCGACCTCGATGCCGTCCTCGTCTACACCGTAGTCCACAAGCTCACAGTACTCATGCACCACGCTCCCACGCCGCGCCGCCTGCATCAGGATGGCGGGGTTGATGTCTCCCCAGTTGTTGAGGAGACCACAGATTTCCGTCACGCTGGGGAGCTTCTTGCCGTTCAAAGTGTAGGTGTGGGTGTCACTGTCAAAGTGCAGGAAAGCCATTAGCGCCTGCCCTCCTTCCAAACAAAGCCCAAGCAGTCGGCGACCCAGTGCGGATCGTCCATTGCCATGCGCTTGACTTCCTCGGCGAACTCTTCCCGGGAGACGGTCTCTCCGTCAGGGGATTCCCAGTAGGAATCCTCGACCGGCTCATAATCGTGGGCGTACCCCGTCCGCTCCATGCGGCTCACAATGGGGTCATCAGGGATTGGTGTCATTTTTCTTTCCTCCGTCAATTTCAATCATTGCGGCCAGCCTGTTGACCGCGATCCTGGACAATTCCAGAAAGTCGTTGGTGTTTTCGTCGGCGGCGTGGGCGAAGGCGCTACGCCCTGTCTCGTTGTCGTGGGCTACCACAAGCCATTTGTCCGCCGGGGCGGTGAAGATAGAAATTTCTCTCATGCCAGCCTCCCCAGGAACTCGGCAGCGGCTTTCTCCGCCTTTTCCTGCCATCCGTCAGAACAGCGGACGGTTACGGCGGGCGATGTTTTCTCTGTATTCGGGGCTTTCATACATGAACTCCTTAAAATCAAGTTCTCTAGTCTCATCTTCCAGCCGCCTCCATTCCTGTGCGGCGGAGAGATGTGCTTCACGGTCGGCAACGATAGCGCCGAAGAAGTAAACGATGCAGGCCAGCAGAGCGCCGGTCAAAAGAAACCAAGAAACGGGGTTATCCATTAGTCATCACTCCAGCTGTATCTGGTCTGTATCAGCTTGGCACTGCCAGCACCAGAATGTTTTGATGTGTCCGGGATGTGTCCGCCCCTTGCATTTCGGAGCGGTGGTCTTTTGACCGCAAACGGGGCAAACAAATACTCGCATCTGTGGCACAAAGGCCGATGGTTTGTAGGTGAGCGGGCCGTGCCGCATGAATCTCTCCTCCCGTCATGAATCTTGTCCAGTTTTTCGGACAGGGGTTGTGCTACACTGTTAATGTCTTGGCAAGCTGCTGAAATTTTTGCAACTTTCCGCAACTTTTTGTTGACTTTGGTAAAACTCAGTGTTACAATGAGGTTACAAAAAGCCTAACAGTTACAGTAGTTACAAGTTAAAGGGGGTCTGGATCGCTAGGGATTCCCGGCGGAGTGTTGCCGCACTCCACCGGGCGCTGGGGCTGTAGGTGGTGAACCGAAATGCGCTTGGATTTCTACCCACGAGCAGATACTAGCACAAAACAAGTAGATTTGCAAGCGCAAAATGCGAATTTGAAGCGTATTTGTAGGAATACACAAGTAGACTGGGGGAGAACCATGACCTTTTACGACAAATTCGACAAATTGTGCGCTGAAAATGGCAAAAAGAAAAGCCCGGTCTGCATTGACCTGGGCTTGAGCAAGTCCACATGGACAAAATGGAGACAGGGAGCTATACCAGAAGCATCTACTATTAGGAGACTGGCAGAGTACTTTGGGGTCTCCGTGGCGTACCTGGTGGATGACAGCTTAGAGGAAGCACCGGCACAAGCGGAGGAAACGGACACAGCAAAAATCCGGGAGGCCATGCGCCGCCGCCCCGGAATCAAGTTACTATTCGATGTTTTAGAAGACGCGCCGGACAGTGATCTCTATGAGACACTGGCACTGGCGCAACGGTTAAAGGAGAAATCACAGAACAGATGACATTTTTAGAGGGTGCGGACTTTTTCGTGCGACTGATTGACTTGCCGCCAAGGGTGGGAGGCTTTTGCTCTCCGAACGAGGACGGCACCATCAATGTCTATCTCAACAGTAGGAAAGACAGAGAACACAACATTGACAGTTATTGCCATGAAGTCTATGACCACATCGAGGGGGAGGACTTCTGGAACGACAAACCCATCGAGGAGGTAGAGAATCTTGGAAGTAAATCCCAATGACAGATTTGCATTCTATCTCCGAAAGAGCCGAGCGGACATGGAACTGGAACGGCTGGGCGAGGGGGAAACTCTCGCCCGACACGCCGCCATGCTGGAGCAGCTGGCACACCGTCACGGGATCTCCATGCATCAGGTTGATGTCTACCGGGAAGTGGTCTCCGGGGAGAGCATCAGCGACCGCCCCGAAATGCAAAAACTTCTGAAAGCAGTATCGAAAAGGCAATACAAAGCAGTACTTGTCGTGGAGATCGAGCGCTTGGCAAGAGGCAACACATCCGACCAGGGGCAAGTGGCGGACGCTTTTCTCTACTCCAACACACTCATCATCACGCCGTCAAAAGTCTTCAATCCGGCGGAAGAGGCCGACCAGGAGTATTTTGAATTCGGGCTATTTATGTCCAGGAGAGAATACAAAACCATCCGCCGCCGATTGCAGGCGGGTAAACTTGCAGCTATACAGGAAGGACAGTGGATAGCAAACTGGACTCCATACGGCTACAAGGCAATACGCAACGGCAAGAAAGACAAGCATTTGGAAGTCGTGCCGGAAGAGGCCGAGGTTGTCCGGCAGATATTCCGGCTGCATCAGGGCGGCAACACGCCGCACCAGATAGCAAGGCAATTGACCGAGCAAGGGATAAAGCCGCCGAGGAACGCCGAGCAATGGCACAAATCAACGGTAACAAGGATACTCCAGAACCCGGTTTACATCGGCAAAATCCGCTGGCAAAAGTCCACCACGGTCCGGCAGCTTGCCGATGATGGCAGGACGGTCAAGCGCCGCATCAAATCGGCAAATCCCATCATTGTTGACGGCAAACACACACCCATCATCAGCGAGTGCGAGTTTAACTTAAATAAAGGGGCCTTCTCTGCATTTTCCCCCGTGCCGGAGGGCAGGGATATGGTCAACCCCTTAAGCGGTCTCCTGCGCTGTTCTAGGTGCCATAGAGCGATGGTCTATGTCTCGCCATCAAAAAAGCAACC